ATGAAACAAGGAACAATGAACATTCTTTTTTTCGTGCTCAAAACGAAATTGTTGAAAAACGGTGAGGCCCCCGTACTGATGCGGATAACCATCAACGGGAGCTACGACGATGCCCGTATCCAAAGAAGCGTGCCTCTGAACTTATGGAATGCGGCCAAAGGATGCAGCAAGGGCAGGGACAGGGCATCCATCGCATTGAATACCTATATTGCGGAGTTACACGCACGTGCCCTCGAGAAACACAAGGAACTGGTATTGGAACAGGCCCTGATTACCCCGAAACTGATCCTGAAACGTGTTTTCGGGAAAGACACCGAAATGCGTACATTGCTCGGTACCATGCAGGATGGCATCAAGGAAATGGAAACACTGGCAGGCATAGACTACTCTCCCGTTACGATCAACCGGTACAAGAACGTGGTGAAGAAATTGCAGCGGCTTATCCCCTCTTATTACGGCAAGGAGGATATCACCTTCCATGAGCTGACACCGGAGTTCATCCGCGCGTTTGACATTTACCTGAAAACGGAGGGGGGACTGTGCCGTAACACGATAGTCCGCTACATGAAATGTTTCAAGAAATTCACCAACATGGCATTGGCAAAGGAATGGATGCGTAAGAATCCCTTTTACGGTTACAAGATGGAACAGGACGAGACCGATCCGGTATTCCTGACCTACGACGAGTTGCAGGCCGTCATGAAAAAGAAATTCACCATCCCACGGCTCGAGCTGGTCAGGGACATATTTGTCTTCGCGTGCTTCACTGGTCTGGCGTTCTCCGATGTCGCCACTCTGAGTGGTGAAAACCTGGTACAGGACAATCTCGGTGACTGGTGGATAAGGAAGGGAAGGGTCAAGTTGGAACACCGCAGAAAAGCGTCTTCCATCAGCAACATCCCGCTGCTGCCCGTTCCACTGGCCATATTGGAGAAATACAGGGAACATCCGATCTGCGTAAAGAAAGGATGCTGCCTGCCTGTCATGTGCAACCAGAAAATGAACAGCTACCTCAAAGAAATCGCCGATTTCTGCGGCATAAAGAAAAATCTGACCACGCACGTTGCCAGGCACACTTTCGGGACCACCGTCACGCTCGCCAACAATGTACCCTTGCAGGACGTGTCCGTCATGCTCGGACATGCTTCCACACGCATGACGCAGCATTATGCGCGGGTCATGAACAGCAGCCTGAAAGAGGCGATGAACCATGTGAAGAAACGTCTGGAATGGTAAACATGCAACCGGCCCGGCATGGAGGCTGTCTCAAAATAACCTTGAGACGGCCTCTGTTTTTTCATTTGTAAAGTATCAATAGATACGCTACACTTTTTCTTTTCGTAGGCAAATCTTAATCTGTATCTTCGTAACATGAAAGAAGATATACGGAAAATACGGATGCGCCAAAAATGGCTTGAGCTATATGCCGAAACGGGTTCTGTGACAAAAACTGCCCTTCAGTGCGGGATTGCTCGTTCCACGTTATACCGTTGGATAAATTGCGAGAAAGAACAAGGCAAGTCGGAATTGTCCGATAAGTCTAAACGTCCATCAAGACTTGCCAATATGAAGATAACACCTGAAATTGAACCCATTATCCTTAATCTGCGTGAGACGAGAAGATGGGGAGCGCAACGGATTGCCAACTATCTGCTTAGGAAGAGAATAAAGCTCTCAGCCATGACGGTGTGGCGTGTGTTGAAAAAGCATCAGGTCAAAGCTGTTGTGAAACGGCGTAAAAAGTCAGACTATATCCGATATAGTAAAGAAATTCCCCGGGAAAGGGTTCAGCTAGATATAATGAAAGTACGAAACGGAGCATACCAGTTCACGGCCATAGATGATTGTACCCGTTTGAGAACCATTCGTATATATCCCAATAAAAAAGCGGAAAATACAATTCATTTTTTAGGAGAGATACTGAACACCTTTCCTTTTCCCGTTCAGCGGATACAAACTGATTGGGGAACAGAATTTTTCAATTATGACTTCCAATATGAATTTTATCAAATTCAGACCAATCAAACCAAGGACTCCGCATCTGAATGGCAAAGTCGAAAGGTCTCAGCAGACCGATAAGACAGAGTTTTGGAATCTTATAGATTTGTCGGACAAGACACTTGATTTGAATATGATTGGCTATGGAATGGCAGGAGTTCTACAATAAGAAACGACCACATTTCTCACTGAACGGCAAGACTCCGATGCAAAAATTCAAGTCTGTCGAGCACCTTGTTCCGATCCAGCCCGATGTGAGTGAAAAATTCTGGGAGTCAAACGAAGAAATTCTTCCACGTAATTACAAATATCTTAAATTCATAAAACATCGAAATAAGAAAACTGCTATTCGATAATCCGTGGAGAATCAAAATATATCGCAGATTATTTTACGTTTTTTAACTTATCGGTCGGGGAACGGCCAGCGCGAAGGGGAGGGACCACCCGTCCCGACAAGCGTAAAAATCCAGTAAGCTAATGTAGCGAATCTGTTGTTATAGCACAATTTATGCTTAATATTATTGTTTATTACTTCTGATTTTCTTTAAGAAATATATCACCATATCAACTAATTGAACATATTCCTTTTGTTCGGTATTTAACTTTTGTATTGTATAGTTTAATTGTTGCTTACTTTTACCCAATGTAGAATTCAATATATCATCAACAACTTTTCGCCTAAATTCCTTTAAACTATCTACATTTAAGTTTAATACTTCAATCATTTGTAAAGCTTCACTTTGTATAGATGTTAAAGCCCCTCGATTGTTACAAACATCATTAAAATTATTCATTGGACATTGGGGCAATATTTCACCATTCACATTGTATTTAAAATAATCTGAACATTTACGCATTTGTAGAAAATTTCGCTGAATTACTTCACTTCCCTTATATTCTCCACAATGTTGTAAATTCTTTTTCAATCCTTTTGATTTATTACAACAAGCATATATGTTTTCATAAGACAATTGAAGATCAATGCGAGCATTAGGACCACCTTCTGGTTCAAAGTGTTCATTATGACTACCAGATTCATTGTCACCCTGAAAATGGTCTATACGTCTTTGACAGTAACAACAAATATTCTTTTGTTCAGCACGAAGAAAATTATTAAGTTTTTTCTTGTCATTAAAGTTATCATATATTACTTTAACTCCACTTTTTCTTAAATTTCTGCATGCCTTATTCAAAAAAGTACGAACTTGTGAATTTCTTGATTTATGAATATATCTCATAAAAAAAGTAATTTAAAATAACTGCAGCATAATATCGGCTCGTTGCAATTCTTCGTGATTTGCACCGAATAACCCTTCCAATTTTTTTCTCAGTATAACAGCTTCTTCAGATTTTCCTCTACCTTCTTCTATAAGTAAACGATAATCGGCTAATGTCTTATCTGCACTTTCACTTCCTAAATCAGTTTCCATATCTTTAAGAATTTCTTCTGGCCTACGCATATATTGATTAGGGAAATTGTATAGTTTTCTATCAGCAATACTGAAAATTTCACCATCTTTCAACGTACTTAATACCAAAGGAGCATGAGTAGTAACTATAAATTGAATTTGATTAAAAACACTAGTCAAATCATTCAAAATATGAAGCTGCCATTCAGGATGCAAATGAAGATCTATCTCATCTATTAATACTATTCCCGGAGTTATAGAAGGAGCTTCCTCACCTAAACTTGGATTTAATAGATAACAACGCAGTGCCAATTCCATTGCTAACGAAAGTACATTACGAACACCATCAGATAATGAAGAAAATGGGACCTTCTCACCATTAGCCTGAGTGATAATTAACTTATCTTGTTTTATATCGTGTTTAATTTCTTTACAATCTGGTACACAGCCAGTAATAATTTTGCGAACAATAGATAAAACTATCGACTCTTTACCTTCTTGGAGTTCCCATAAAGTCTCTGTTTTAATCATATTTAAGAAAAACCAAATATTTGTAGTTGTATCTAACGCATTATAATAGCCACGTAATCGGCTTCCATCAGCTTCTAATCCTGTATTCCGTTTTTCTTTTTTATATCTGTCCGTTGAGTAGTAGGCTATTATAGGGATTGCAGTATTTTTACTTTCGCGTATTATTGATTGTACATTCTTTGAGAGTGATTTTGCGTCCTTACTTGGCCCAAACTTAGTCTTTCCTCCATATCGCTCCAATATTCTGTCCCACGAAGGTTGGGCAATTGATAAGAGCTGATTATCAATTGATATTTCACCAGTAATTTTAACCGGATATTGTTGTTCCAAATTATGTAGCCTAACATCATCATCAGCGATACTTGGTGTTGAAATCTTATTCTCAATTTTATCCAATTCACAAAAAATAGCTCCTATAAAAATACGAATAGCCTCTAATAGAGCTGTTTTACCAGTTCCATTTATACCTACCATAACATTCATTCTAGGATGCAACTCAAAATTGATATGTTCAAAACATCTGAAATTATTCAGTTCAAGTTTCTCTATTTTCATATTTAATTATTAAGAGTTTGTGGACAAATATACCATAAAATGCTGGAATAACCTCGAAAAATGGGAGAAATGACGCTAAATGACTTAACATCAAAGTCGTTACGGTGTCAAATGAGGACAAACCGAAAAAGCGGAAAATGCAAGGAAAAGCAGAATATTGCAGGAGAACGGTTTGCAAATCATTACCCAAGAAGATGTAAGATTTAACACATGTAGGACGCTATTTCACCGTTTGTCACTGTTTTGCATAGCAAGGTTTAACTCGTTGATATTTAACTTTGCAAACAAAAACGAGTATGGCAAGAAGTACATTCAAAGTGCTGTTCTATGCGAACGGCAGCAAGGAGAAAAACGGTATTGTCCCCATCATGGGACGAGTGACAATCAACGGTTCTGTGGCACAGTTCAGTTGCAAGCAGACCATCCCGAAAGCACTTTGGGATGCGAAAGGCAACCGAGCCAAAGGCAAGAGCATTGAAGCGAGGGACATCAACCACGCTTTGGACAACATCAAGGCGCAAATCATCAAGCACTACCAACGCATATCTGACCGAGAGGCGTATGTTACGGCAGAAATGGTGCGCAATGCCTATCAAGGAATCGGCAGCGAGTATGAGACATTGCTCGGAGCGTTTGATAAGGACAACGCCACGTTTCAAAAACGTGTGGGAACAGACCGTGTAAAAGGAACTTACATGGCAAGGGTTCGTGCAAGAAACCATGTGGCGGCATTCATCAAGGCGAATTACAAACGAAGCGACCTGTCTATGCTTGAACTGACACCCGACTTCATCAAGGAGTTTGCCGTATTCCTTTCCACTGACAGAGGATTGCAGAACGGTAGCATCTGGACTAACTGCATGTGGCTGAAAGGTGTGGTCATGCGTGCGCACTTCAACGGACTGATACCGAGAAATCCGTTTGCGCAGTTCCATATCAGTCCGAACATAAAGGAACGTGAGTATCTGACGGAAGAAGAACTGAAAACATTGATGACACACGAATTTGCGGATGCCAGACTTTCCTACATCCGTGACATCTTTGTTTTCGCCAGCTTTACCGCATTGTCATTCGTGGATGTCAAGGAACTTACCACTGATGATATAGTGGAAGTGAACGGTGAGAAGTGGATATTATCCAAGCGGCACAAGACCAAAGTCCCGTTCCAAGTGAAGCTGCTTGACATCCCTTTGCAGATTATCAAGCGTTACGAGGAGTTCCAAACGGACAAATCTGTTTTCCCGAATCTGAACTATTGGTCTATATGCAAGCCATTGAAAAAGATGATAAAAGAGTGCGGAATCACAAAGGACATCTCATTCCATTGTGCAAGGCACGGGTTCGCCACCCTCGCACTGAGTAAAGGTATGCCGATTGAAAGTGTCAGCCGTGTGTTGGGGCATACGAACATCGTTACGACCCAACTCTATGCGAAGATAACCACGCAGAAAATAGACCACGACCTTACGATGTTCGGTGACAAACTGAACCAGTCTTTTGGAAACACAACAATGGCATAGGACTATGGAAAGAAGTACCATCACAATAGATGAGTTCGGCAATGTTATTTTGCCGAATGACATAACCAATGTATGGATGAACGAATCCGAGTTGTTGGATTTGTTCAATGTTACCGCCCCGACCATTCGGGCTGGGATAAAGGCTCTTTGCAAGAGTGGCGTGTTGAGAGAGCACGAGATAAAGCGTACCATACACCTATCTGACAAGTGCTGCATGGAGTTTTACAACCTTGAAACGATAATCGCCCTCGCTTTCCACTTTGGCACATTCGGAGCGAAGCAGGTGCGCAACGCCATTCTGAGAAGGTTCTACTTGCGAAAAGAGAAACAAACCATCTTCTTTTCGCTAGCCGATTGCTCTATGGGTATGTCGTAGATTAGATAAATAGCAGGAGTTCATTGCGCTCCTGCTGTTTATCTTTTATCGTTTCTGCTCCTCTATAAATACATCAATTTCCCCTAAATAACCAATTTCTTTAGGAAGTACGAACATATTGTTCGGATTTACATATTTCCGAAAATGGTCCTCAATATCGTAAATTTTCAAATCTTCAATATTTGTATTAGTATTAAATCCAACAGGGTGGATATGACACAATTTCCAATTAGACAAAGCATAACTTCCTAATGGTTTTGTGTACTTAGCATTGGCCTTAATCTCCTTTGTAGCCATAAACACCATTGGCAACTCTTTTTGGCTCAATAACTCTTTGATTTGAGATAAGGTAAACACTGTTCCTTTTAAAACATTGCTATACACCCAAATAGCTACGGTATTGTCTGAAACGATAATTTCTCTTCCACAGGGATGCATAAATGATTGACCTCGTTTATTTGTCTCTTTACGAATAATCAATGGCATATCTTTGTCTGCTATCCATTCTTCTATCAGATTATTCCAATTTTCAAGTACATCAACTTCTATTTGAGGGTTATTAGGAGAATTATGCCACAATGTACCTATTTCCTTAATTTTCATTCGGATTTCTTCCCCTACCAAATCTTTTGTGGGCATACGTCTTTCGGGCCGCTTAAATGTCGAGGATTGATTGATATTAGAAATTGCATAGCTCGTTTAGGTGGATATTTACAACTATACATTCTGCCCTCTTGATAGCTCTTGGTTTCAATGACATTTGAAAAGACACGATAGAAATCAGATTTTGTAAACTTAAATGTTCCATTTGGAGTATGGACAATAAATGTTTCATTATCTTTCAAAGGCTCAATCAAATCAGCCTTGAAACACAATCTACTACTTGTATATTCTACCATATGCTAACTATTCAACCAAATTATACCACAAAGGTACTCGAAATACCCCAGATGAGAGAATTCTTGCCGTTCATAATAGGCTTAAGTTTATAGAATTCCTCAAATATCTATCCCCAGAGTACTTTTTTCTGTATTCTGCTATATTTTGCGTAACAACTTATCCATTAAATGCTTATACTTTTGTAGCTGGTATTTTTCAAACTTAAAACTATTTGATTATGTCAGCTAACAAACAACAAGAGAGCCACAAACCGCCATCAGATGGCAGCGTGGCAAAAGAAGAGTTCATCCGAGTAGGAACAACGCTCTACAAGATTGTGGAGCAGCCAAGACTGAACGGAGGGTATGTAAAGAAACGCATCATGTGGAACAACGAGACCCTGCGCCAAGACTATGGCAAGGACTATCTTGCCACCGTGCCGAAGTATGACGGTTTCTGTACAGTCCCAAGCCATGTGGACTATCGTCCGTGGTGGACAAGTTCCTCAACCTCTATGAGCCGATAGAGCATTGTCCACAGCAAGGCGAGTTTCCCTGCATCCAATCATTGGTTCGCCACATTTTCGAGGAGCAATACGAGTTGGGGATGGACTATCTGCAACTGCTCTACCTGCAACCCATCCAAAAGTTGCCCATCCTGCTGCTGGTATCGGAGGAACGTAACACAGGTAAGAGTACGTTTCTGAACTTTCTGAAAGCCGTCTTTCAGAACAATGTCACTTTCAACACCAACGAGGATTTCCGCAGTCAGTTCAATTCCGATTGGGCAGGAAAGCTCCTTATCGTGGTGGATGAGGTGCTGCTCAACCGCAGGGAGGACAGCGAGAGGTTGAAGAACCTCAGTACCACACTATCCTATAAGGTGGAAGCCAAAGGCAAAGACCGTGACGAGATAGCGTTCTTTGCCAAGTTCGTGCTATGTTCTAACAACGAGTACCTGCCCGTAATCATAGATGCAGGAGAAACACGCTATTGGGTGCGCAAGATAAACCGCTTGCAGTCCGATGACACCGACTTCCTGCAAAAGCTGAAAGCGGAGATACCCGCCTTTCTCCATTTCCTGCAACACAGACAGCTATCCACCGAAAAGGAAAGCCGCATGTGGTTTACTCCCTCGTTGCTGCATACAGAAGCCTTGCAGAAGATTATTCGCAGTAACCGCAACCGACTGGAGATAGAAATGCAGGAACTTATCCTTGACATCATGGATAGTGTCGGAACGGACACATTCTCGTTCTGTTACAACGACCTTCTTCTTTTGCTGGTACACTCGCAAGTAAAGGTGGAGAAGCACCAAGTCCGTAAGGTATTGCAGGAATGTTGGAAACTCACCCCTGCACCGAATACACTTACTTACACCACCTATCAAGTGGACTATACCCGAGAGTGCCGATATTCTCCCATACGAAGAATCGGACGGTTCTATACCGTAACAAGAGAACAGTTGACAGCACTCTGATTATCTTGATGAAATGATGAATAAGCATATAACCATACTGAAATATAAAGGTTTGTACTCTCATCAAACCCTCATCAAAAACAACTTACTGATGAAAAGAGAAAACAAGTCAAGTATGCCATACCCGATAAGGCAAATGATGATTTTCTCTTTTGGTAAGTGCTTTGATGAAACAATGATGAGAATGTATAAGGTTGCTATCCAATAGTTTGGCATACGCATTCATCAATTCATCGGTTTTACAATCATCATCAAACCATAGAAATATGAACATACAAGAAGTAAAGAACATTCGTATCGCAGACTATCTGCAAAGTTTGGGCTATACGCCCGTCAAACAGCAAGGCAACGGCCTTTGGTACAAATCACCATTCCGGGAGGAAACGGAAGCCTCGTTCAAGGTGAACACCGACCGCAATCTATGGTTCGATTACGGGCTTGGCAAAGGCGGTAACATCATCGCTTTGGCAGAGGAACTATACGCAACCGACCATGTACCCTACTTGCTCAACAAGATAGCGGAGCGAGTACCGCACATTCGTCCCGTATCTTTCTCTTTTCGCCAGCATTCATCCGAACCGAGTTTCCAGCATTTGGAGGTGGGAGAACTTACCCATCCTGCATTGCTCCGTTATTTGCAGGAAAGGGGAATAAACACCGATTTGGCAAGGCTGGAATGTAAGGAGCTGCACTTCATCCATAACGGCAAACCCTATTTCGCCATCGGCTTCCCCAATGTTGCCGGAGGGTATGAAGTGCGCAACCGTTTCTTCAAAGGCTGCATCGCACCGAAAGACATCAGCCATATCCGTCAGCAGGGAGAGCCGAGAGAGAAATGCCTTGTGTTCGAGGGTATGATGGACTACCTGTCATTTCTTACGTTACGGATGAGGAACTGCCCGACCATGCCCAACCTTGACGGGCAGGATTACATCATCCTTAATTCAGTTGCCAATGTTTCCAAAGCCATAGACGTGCTGCATAGGTACGAGCGCATCCACTGCCTGCTTGACAATGACGAGGCAGGAAGAAATGCCTACTTGGAATTGGCAAGAGAGTTCAGCGGACGTATCCGGGACTTCTCCGACAACTACAACGGACACAAAGACCTGAACGATTACCTGTGTGGTAAGTCCATGTCCCAATCGGATGAGCCGATAAAAGAGAAGAAGCAAGTCCAATCCGCAAGGCGGATGATACAGCCACCGAAAAAGAAAGGGCTGAAGATGTAAGGGGATGCTTGCAGCGGCACGGATATTTACCGATGGAAAATACCGTAGCTTATTAGGGAATTTTCCGAGCCGCATTGCAAGCAACGCTGAAAATTCCCCAATAAGCCAAAGAGGTTGCACCTCTCTGGACTCTCCAAAGCCAACGGCAACAGCCGTACATAAGCAATAATCAAACAATGTTTCACAAGCAGAATAAGAAGGGAATTATATATGGGATTCGTAGTATTACACATGGAAAAGGCGCACGGTTCCGACAGCGGAACGACCGCCCACATCGAGCGTTTCATCATACCGAAGAACGCAGACCCCACACGCACACACCTTAACCGAAAACTCGTCACTTACCCCGATGGGATAAAAGACCGCACGGCAGCCATTCAGAAAAGATTGGAGGAAGCAGGACTGACACGCAAAATCGGGAACAACCAAGTTCGGGCAATCCGTATCAACGTGTCGGGAACGCACGAGGATATGAAGCGTATCGAAAAGGAGGGTAGACTTGATGAATGGTGTGCCGACAATATGAAATACTTTGCCGACCTGTTCGGCAGGGAGAATATCGTGGCAGCGCACCTGCACAGGGACGAGGAAACGCCGCACATACACATCACACTCGTCCCGATTGTCAAGGGAGAACGCAAGCGCAAGAAACGTGAGGAACAGGTAAAGAAGCGGTATCGAAAGAAACCAAACAATGCCGTCCGTCTGTGTGCCGATGACATAATGACACGCTTGAAGTTGAAATCATACCAGGACAGTTATGCCGTAGCAATGGCAAAGTACGGTCTGCAACGTGGCATAGACGGTTCGCAGGCTCGCCACAAGTCCACGCAGCAGTATTATCGGGACATACAGAAACTTGCCGATAGCTTGAAATCGGAAGTGGTGGATTTGCAGGAACAGAAAACCGAAGCGGAGCAGGAACTCAGACGAGCCAAGAAAGAAGTACAGACCGAGAAACTGAAAGGCGCGGCCACCACCGCAGTGACCAACATCGCTGAAAGTGTCGGTTCTCTTTTCGGCAGTAACAAAGTCAGAACATTGGAACGCAGAAACGAGGACTTGCAAGACCGCATCCTTGAACTTGAAGAAGAAGCACGACAAAAGGAACAGCAACAGGCGAAGCACATACAGGAGATAACGAATGCTTACGAACAACGACACCGCAAGCTGTCCGAGTTCGTGGATTATGTCAAGCACTATTTCCCGTATGTGGAGAAACTGATGCCGACCATCAAGTTTCTGCGTGATACGCTGAACTTTGGCGATGCTGTCATCAGAAAATTATGTACGTTCAAGGATGTTTCCATCAAAGGGGAACTCTATTCTTGCGAGTTCAACCAGCATTTTAAGGCTGATAAAACGATATGTTCACTTAAAGAGGACAAAGAGGGGAAATACAACCTCCACATAGATGGCGTTTCACATGTCAGTTGGTTCAGACGGAAGAAAGAGGAGTTTATGGAGAAACTGAGACCACAAGTAAGAAGCCAAAACAGAGGTATTAAGCTGTAAATCATAATAAAGTCCGTGATAATTGAATGTTACATCACGGACTTTTTGTACTTTTGTATCAAAAAGTAAGTAGAATGAAAGGACAACGAACTAAAACAATCTGCATTGTGCAACATAGCATTTCGAACGGTGCTAATGGCGACCATCGTAAGAGATTAGTAAACATGAAAAGATTGACAGGTTATTGCCTAATCTTTCTATTCAGTTGTCTTATCGGAGGTTCTTGTGGTAATCCACAAAAATCTAAGATTAGTTCGGATTATGGAGGGGATACAATCTATACGACCTTTAATGAATATGACAAAACAGTTTTGTCTTATGAAGAGGAAATTATCAAGCACATAAAACAAGAAGCGATTATTATAGCACAAGACAGTAATAGTATCTGTAATACGGGACTTAAGCTTATTGGTACTATTCTCAATTCCGAGAATGATACAATAACACTCTTGGAAGAAAACGATGTATTTGGACTATTACAATGTCCGCATGGAAATGGGAAAATTGTTGTGTATAAAAACAAGATTCGGCAGGGCTATTATTCAAATTTCTACAAGGGATTTTTTGCAGAAGTAAAAAATAATCTATTATGCATAAAAGATGTGATGGACGTAGATTCCGAAGGTAATTTTATCTTTGGCAAACTCAACCTAATAGACTTTAGAAAAGAGATACCAAATAATATCTTCATTTATGTAGATAATGAATTTGGAGATGAACATGTTTTCATAAATAATACTGAATAAAGGACTTCGTTTTATGATAATCAAGAAGATAAATACTTATAAGTATCAGATTATTGCTCTCCATTTAATTGGACTTATCCTTTGTCTTATTATCGCATATAAACAAATTCATCTGCGATGGCAGCTCGGATATGTCGTATTTTGGACAACGGCAATATTCGGAATCATGTTCATGTTCTTTATGTTGAAAAGATATTGGACTAATGTCATCGCTAAATTATATGGCTTTCTATGGATTCCTTTTTCCTTAATCGGGCTGTTTTTTCTATTGTTACTTGGCAACCTATCTTTTGTGAAACAGATGAATTTGTAATGAGAAAATCAGGTGGATTTATGGGCTTTGAAACGGCTGTTTTATATCGAAAATATGGCTTGCGGGAATTGGAACTGCATCGATATGAATTGGTCTTTCCTGAGTCCATCACTCCGTTAGATTCTCTTGGCGCAATCATTATCTATGGTGAATATCCCGATGGAGAGGGCGGATGCAGCAAAGGAACGGTTATCTACCCGATAGATGATTATACATATTATAATCACATTGACGAAATCAAAAAATATGCTGAGCAAAAGGGTATCGAATACTGTGATTTTAATTGAGAAGCGCGAATACATAGAAACATATTTCTCCAACGAATAAAAGGGACAGTTGGGTAATACTAAAAACGGCAGAATATGAAACTTACCAATAGCCGATTGGGGAAGAAGCCTGTTTTTATCGGGCTTTTAATCCTTATAACTTTAATCATGATGACAGCCGTATTGAAAAGATGTATCACGATTGATACGGATGATGTAGAACGTGTTGGAAATGAAGTAGTCAAAATGATTGACAACTTCAAAAACAAGAATGGACGACTGCCAAATGGACTTGATGAGTTAGGTACTCCTTTTATAGGTAATAACGAAACGTACGAATATCGGGGGTATATCTTTTATTACGAACCTGAAAAATATGGGTTCAAAAAAGACTGTCATTATTGGCTTTATATTACATTTGGTCCTGATGAGGATTACATTTATTATTCTCGGCGAAATTATTGGTTATGGAATTATGATGCAGATAAAATAGCGGAAAAGAGAGAAGATTTATTTCACGAAGTCTTTACCGCCTACAAGCCCAAATGGGAATGTGATAGCCTGTGTGCAAATATTGACAGCATCAATACGATTTACCCCATTGCACCAGACTCGTTGATTTATTGTCGGCAATATTATGAAGATGGAAAAATCGCAGCTGAGGGTTGGATGCTTCAAGATTGGGACAGAGAATCTGATTACAGCGATAATATTGGCATTTGGAAGTATTACACAAGAGATGGCATAATGATTGAAAAGGATTGGGGAAGACATATGGTGAAATGAACACATCTCATATTTCAATAGTATAAATCAACGGTCAGTTTGAGACTTTTCGATTTTTTTGCTACTTTTGCATCAAGACGAGCAACAATGATGGCAAAATGAAGCAAAACGTAGAAATAGATACGGTTGCTAAGTCATTACCTCAAAATTGAGTAATTCTCCCAAAGTCCTTTGTATAAGGCACTAACAAAGGTATTCCAAAATTACGATAAATTTTTGTTTCTACATTCTTTAGAAGAAATCATTCTAACAAACACCATTAATGAGGCTGTCTCAAAATAACCTTGAGACGGCTTCTGTTTTTTCATTTCAGATTGAAGTTCTTTTGATTCTTCTCAAAACAAGGAGTTTTCAATCTTCTTTTTGAAGATTTCATTCTTTCCAACTTTTTTTCGTTACCATAAGCCTCCTAAGAGGCTACTTTTGCGAGACTGTGTGCTATGGCCAGCAGTCCGAACTCAATTTCCACCTTCTTAAGTCCACGAAGATTGAACCTCTTGAAGTGCTTGTTGTTCTTGAGGTTTCCAAATACGGCTTCCACATCCTGCAGTCTTTAAGGCCTTCCGGTGACAGGAGCTTTTCACGTTCCATTTCCTTGATTTTCCTCAGGCGGTGATTCACCTGTACTATCCTTTCCGACCGGCTTCTGTGTCACCGGCATCTTAACGGGTAGCCCTTACAGTTATGTGCCCTGTATCTTGATATGGTTTGCTCAAAACTGTTGTCTGTTACCCGTCTTACATCGGAGAGCCTTTCCATTCTCTGTCCCATCGGACAATACATGCCGTCGGTCTTTTCATTATAGTAGAAGTTGGCGGACAGGAATGGGGCGTTCCTGAAACTCCTTTTCTGTTCCTTATGAAAATAATTGTACTTTATAAAGGTTTCAATGCCATGCCTGAAAGCATACAGATAATTCTCCTCGCTTCCATATCCGGCCTCACAGACAGACACGTCAGGATATCTGCCGTAAAGTGAGTGGAAATCATCCATGTGCAGTGGATAAGTGGAGGAATCACCTGCGCACTGGTGGAGGGTATAGTTCAGAATGAACTGTTTATTGGTACTGATCTGGGGATTATATCCAGATTTGAGTTGTCCGTTCCTCATATGGTCCTCTTTCATGCGCATGAAAGTAGCGTCATTGTTTGTCTTTGAATAGCTGTTGTGTCCGTCAAATATCTTTCCCTGTGACTCGTATTTCTTGAGCTGCTCAGGCCATGACTTCCTTACACGCCTTATCTTCGCTTTCATTTTCTTGTAGGCATCTACTCCGTTCAGGACATCATCTATCTGCCCGAGTGCCTTTTCCACTTTCTCCGGGATGATATCCTGATATGTGAGAGGAGCGGAATCACGCAGTTCCTGCTTGGTGACGGACTCGGCGTATTGCCATATCTCCTCAAGCTGCTCCGCTATTTTGGATATGCGAGTATGTATGGACTTTCCCCAAACGAATGTATAACGGTTGGCGTTCGCCTCCATCTTTGTCCCGTCAGTACAGGCCACATCCAGACTTACAAAACCTCCCGCCACGAGGAACTTTACAATGGTTGCAAATATTGTCTTCAGCGTATCCTTCAGTCAGCTGCTGCGGAAACGGTTGATGGTGTTATGGTCAGGAGTCACATTGCCGGTAAGCCACATGAAGCGGATGTCATTGCGACAGAGCTCTTCTATACGATGGCTGGAATAGATATTGCGCAAATAGGTATAGACAAGAATCTGAAGCATCATACGCGGATGATAGGCCGAACAACCTTTAGGAGAATATTTACGGTAGAGTTCTTCCAGATTTATCTGTTCGATGATGCGGTGGACAACCCGGACCGGATCGTTCTGGGGGATAAAATCGCCTAAACACGGAGGTAAAAGCAGATTATCGTTGGATGTGTAACCTTTAAACATTATCTTTGAGATATCTAAACCTGATTCCCTAAGATACAAAAAATTAGGGACACGGGCAAGTCTCGGCTGAGCGAAGTTGGGGCTTGCCTATTTTTTGCAGATACAAATGAGGCCATCCCAAAAATCATTTTGAGACAGCCTCTTTTTGTTATACTGTCTGTTATCCATTTTCTCTGGAAAACATCTTTGGTCTTCATAATCATCCTGTACTGGCGAAATAATTCATCATGGACACTACATATCCAAGTAACGGTATCAGTACACCGATTACATATACCATAGCGTACCCCAAAAGGACGAGAGGTAATATTTTACGGTAAAGACCGGCGATGACAAGAAATATAAACAAAAAGCAAGAACCATAAACTCCTATTTGAAAACCGGGCATCAATTCATAAACGGGTACGGGCTCGGGGTTAAGCATGGCTCCGGCCACAATGGAATAAAGACTTGCCAACAATATAAACAATGTATACAGGCAGCTCTTAAAAATCCCGGGATCGTTTCTTTTACAATAGAGAATTGTTTGGATATCACTCCTAAGAAACTCAATACCCAGCAAGAGAGCTACCATGACACCCGTATCAAAAGCAGAGAATGTATTCATTTCAATCAATCACCTTTGACGCGAAGATATGTATTTATTCCGGAATGCCACGCCTTCGCTTGTTTTACGATATGATATTGATATCCGATAGTTTGGAAAATATTTGAAAAACCTTCGTTGTATGCTTTTAAATTTGCTCATTACACTTATTACATGTTGTATCCGACAAATTGAAAATCCCAGCCATTCTTTCAATTTCTTACCTGCAAATATAGCCCTTTGCCGGGTTGATTGCGCAAGGCGGCCCCTTTCAGGGGCTGGTTGGCTAAAAGAAAATCATCCTCGCTTCGCTGCGGTATTTTCTTTTGCCAAGCCTTGCGCAATCCCCGCAAAGGACAGTCCGGCAAGTAAGAAACCGAAAAACCGGCTCCACGGAGCCGATCATGTCAAACAAACTAAAAAAATGAAGGTATGAACAGAGAGACAACAAGCAAAGTCCACAAAGGACAGCAGGGTGCCAATCCGAAAATGAGAATGTTGGTTTATCGGGAAAGGAACTATCCCGCACGGAAGGTACAAGGCAGGGACGGAAGCTATACGATTGCCGCAGACAGCCTGGTGCCGGAACTGCTGGACGGCATCAGAAGCCTTGACCCGGCAGCTTTCAAGCTGGACGAGGAAATCGCCTGCTATTGCTCGGACGAGGAAATCCAAAAACTGGCGGACGAAGAACTGGTAGAAATAATTTGTGAATGGCAACGGTTATGACTGAAACAACAACAGCAAAGGTCCGGGAAGAACAAGTAACGGGCCTTACCGCAGAGAATGCGCACCGGGTCACGATGATCCGGGAAAAGGGTACGGACCATCCTCCCGTACCGTTCCATTTCAGAAAGGAGCATCATGGAACGGGCAACTATGTACACCTGTACGGAAATCCGGAAGATCGGAATGAATTGCATTCCAGGGACTTCAAAGACTGGGAAGCCGTAGCGTTCAAACATCCTGGCTATCTGGAGGATATGTGGAAACAGGCTTGCGACGCATACGCCTGGAGTTCCTTCGACCCGGAGATTCGTGGCGAGACGGACATCATGATTTACGGGGAGGAGCTGCACAACGACCTGCAACTCATGCAGGAAGAGGAACGGGATACATACATCGCCGCCTACCGGAAAAAGCTATCCGCCAGCTCTCGGCCCTCTCACGCTGCGCCAACCCGATGGTGACGGGACGGGGCGGATTTGATTACCACAGGCAGGAGAATACGAACAGAAGCTATCAGAACCGCTACGAGGAGTTCCGCAATTGGCGGCAAAAGGTTCTTGAAGCCGTCAGACGGAAAAAGGAAGCCGCACGACCGGAGGAAGAAAAACTGGAAAAGGCATGGCAGACGCTCAAACGCGACATCAAGAGCAGCGCCGACACCATCCACGGGATTGACACCGGACAATGCCGGGGTTATAACCGTGCCCTGTTCGTCAGCAGCATCCTGAACAAGGTATCCACCTTCGCCAATCACGGGGAAGTGGAAATCGTCCGCAGGGCCGTGGACTTCATTTCCGAATATAACGCAAGGGTAAGGAAACCCGTCATCACCCCAAGAAACAAATTCTTCCAATTGCCGGAACTTGCGGAACGGATGCGCGAAAGGCTGAAAGCGGTGCAAAGCCGGGAAAACAAGGAAGTGCCGTTCGAGGGCGGGACACTTGTATGGAACTATGGGGAAGACCGCCTTCAGATCCTGTTTGACAGGATTCCCGAAGACAACATACGAAAGGAGCTGAAATCCTCCGGATTCCGCTGGTCACCCAGAAACAAGGCATGGCAACGGCAGCTCACCTCCAACGCCCTCAGTGCCGCCAAGAGAGTGTTGAACCTTCAAAACATCTGAACCATGAATAACGACAAACTGAAATTCGTAGTCGATTCACGCAGTTTTGACGGCAGCTGCGTGACCACCATGTCTGACGGAATACACGGCGACTACCATCATGAGACACTGGAGGAACTGAGGGACAGGGAAAAGAACCCGTACCTCATAGCCGTGTCCGGAAATACCGTCCGCAAGATGATACGCATCCACCTGCAATCCCTCTGCGCCCCGTTCAGTGAGATTACGGAAGAAAGATATTTCGACTACATGGATGTCTTGCCCCCCATCCGCCATACCCGGAATTTCTTTTTCCTGGGAGAGCCTTATCATGCGGACATCTACCGGTTCTGCTTCCGGGCGGGCGGACGCTACTTCACGGGACTCCGCTCCGTTACCACGCCAAGAAAGGAACTGGAACGGCAGATGGACAACCATTACCGGAACATTACCTTCAAAGGAGACATCCTGAAAGAAAAGCCGATGGTCATCTCTGACCACGCACGGCATGCCTCTATAATTATAGTTCCTTATCTGTTTCTTGACATAAATGGCGAGAAGAAGTTCATCTGCAACCTGATGAGAGGAACGGACGAATCGTCAGGCAGGGATGTAAGGCTGGAAACCGCCAAAATCCTGCGAAGCCTGCGCCGTCATCATTTCCTCTACTTCTCCGGCTATGAGGAAAACGACGATATGGACAAGTTCCTAGGCGAAGTGATGAAGAAAAAGCACATCCTGCTGGCAAATGGCAACTTCCTCCAATATCCCGTGAACCGGGAGTCCGTGTCGTTTACCGGAACGGTCAGGGAAACAGGCGAGCCGTTCTTCTTCCGAATTTACGACAGGGAGCTGTTCCTGCACCTGTTGTACGTCCTGAGAGGCATCAAAAGGGAAAAAGCTAAAATATAACGTGACACATAACGACGGTATGGTGACTGTCTTTCCGACCCGTCACCATACAAAAAAAACAATGAGATCATGAGAACTGTGACCGAAGAATCGTTGCGACGCAGGCCGGCCCGTCTGGAGTCGGCCCTGGAAAGCGAAAAGGCACGCCTGAGAAAAGTATGCGGCGGCATCCCCTGGGGAGCCGGGATGAGGCGTACCAAATGTACCCCCTCATTCCGAAGGGAGGACGAACTGATTGGGAAAATCAAGGCGGTGAGACTGCAACTCTCCCAAATGTCCGCAGGCGGTGACAATCACACGTTTAAAGAAACAGGCAGGTGAATGCCGGCCAATTAACTTGCAAGTCAATAATTTTAAAACCAGTTACGAATATGAACACCCGATTGGCTATAATCCGTTCAGAGGGAAAAGAACATCTCTGTTACCGGGAAGAGGAATGTTTTGTCGATGTATCCTATCCGATGGTGACATTTACCAAAGGGGAGGATGATTTTGAAATTGTCAAATGCGACCATCCGTCCATGGAAGAGACTTTCCTGTATCAGGAAAGCCGTCTCTCAATCGTGATTGAAATGTACCATAACGGCTGGCCGGCATTGTCTCTGAAAGATCCCGTGACCCATGAGATATACACGGTCCTGACGGTCAACTTAGAAGATAAGGCGGCATTCTCACTGCCTGACAGGGCATTCGTGGACATCAACAACAATCCTGATGCCATGGAGTTCCTTCTGTCCAACAAATTGGCTGAGGATACAGGTTATAGACGTCAGAGCGGCTGGGTAAGCTACCCGATGGTCACACTTAACCTTCCGACGTTTTACAGGCTTGACCCACATGCCTTTAGCGCAATATTGAATATCCGGTAATCCTTCCGGGCAATGAATCTGGTATCAACAATCAAATGGAAAGAATCATGAAAAGATATGACATAAGAGTAAGGTATTCCTTCGAGGGCACTTACACGGTAGCGGCAGAAGACCGCGATGAAGCAAAAAGAATGGTAAATGACGATTGCGGTCTTGTTTTGGGCGGCGATATCCACACGACACGCGATGACGATGAAGTGTTGGACTGGGATTTCTGTATCCATCCCGACACGCGGATTCTCTCCTTGCAGGAAAGAGGCGGAAAAGGAAGTTTACCGTCAGAAGCCGTTGATTTCAGCGGCAGGATCAAGGAACTGCGGGGGGACATCATCGACGCGATACGGCAGTTGCTCCATGCTCACTGCATGAAAGAAATTCGTCTTCCGGAAGAGGATTATGATCCGGTCTGGGTGATATGGTTTGGCAAGAACGGAGAACCATATGAATGCAGGGTGACAGGACTCCGGGTAACGGCGGACAGCCTGACCGTCCTTGCCGAAGAGAAAGAAAGCGGTGACGAGGTGCAGTGTCACAGCCCGTTTGAACTCGGCGCAAAGAACATAGACTGGCTTCATGAGATGTATGAGGCTGTGTGGCATCAACTGAGAGAAACAAACAATGTAGAATCACAAATAGAAGAACCATGAAATATCAAGCGGAAAATACCGTCTCCAGTTTCTTCTACTACATGTGGAACGCCTGGAGCGAGGAGGAATGCAAAGCCGTGTATGGCGGCATGTACCCGCATTTCTGGGAAAAATGGTGCGTGGCGACAGACAAGGGCACATTCGGCGCGGCGGAACGGTTCTACCTGGAACTCTCGGAAGACAACCGCAGGATTCTGGTGGAACGGGCCGTCTCGATATATGACGGACGACGCTTCAGAAAAAGGAACAGTAACCCCAAAAATCAAACAGTATGCGAGGAAACATTATCAGTCTGATCGGCAGCTCATGCGGTTGCAGTCAAACGGAAGCACGGGAATACCTGGACTCCGAAATCCGGTATCTGCGCGAATTGCAGGAGGCAGATGATTTGAGGGAAGATGACATGGAAACGGCCTGTCTCAACCTCGGTCTTGACCTTGACTACCGGGAATATTTTATCAACCGCCTCGCAGGGGCATAAAAAACTTATGGCTATGACCTATTTTCAGAACATACACTCTCTGGCGGACTTGAAGAAGGAGTACCGCCGACTGGCATTGCAGCACCACCCGGACAAGGGTGGCGACACCGCAATCATGCAACGGGTGAACACCGAGTTTGAAAGGCTTTTTGAGGCTTGGAAAGACAAACCGGATGTCTTTGCGACTTCAACCGGATATGAATATGACTATCCGGGAGCCACGGCAAAGGAATACACCGAGTACGTGTATAACGAATATCGCTGGAAAGGCCGCAATTACAAGGGACAGCACGCACCGGAAATCGTGGAACTGGTACGGGCATGGCTCAAGGAGACCTATCCGGGATACAAGTTCTCTGTCAGACGGGAGAATTACCTCTCCATCCATATCCGGTTGATGAAAGCGGATTTCGAGGCGTTCACCAAAGAGTCCGGAAAAGTTCAAGGTGATGTCAACCACTATCGTATCGCTTCAGACAAATCATTGACAGACAGGACAAAAGAAGTAATGATGAATATCTACGATTTCATCATGTCATACAATTTCGATGACAGCGACCCCATGACGGACTATTTCCATACCAACTTTTACCTGACGCTCGGAATCGGAAGTTACAAACAGCCGTACAAGGTGGAACCACCCAAACTCGGCAGCAAAGACAAGCCGGAGGTATTCAAGCATCCGGAAGGTCCGGCACACAAGGCAATGCGCCGGGCATTGGGCAAAGCGCGTTTCGGCTTCATCGAAAGCCGGAAGTATGCCGGGGAAATAATTCTGGGGGAAGACTGTTTCGGCTCACGGGGCGAACTCTATTTTTGGCCGAAGGAATATTCAAGCGCAAAAATGGCCCAAAAACGCATCGACAAACTGGAGGAAGCCGGAATAAGGTGCGAACTCACCGGCTATAACGGAGGATACATCCGCCTGCTCGGGTACACCCCTGAGATGAGAGATTCCCTGGAGCGGGAACGTCAGGAGTATGCCGCCGCGTATCAGGCATGGTACTCAAAACAGAATTTGAAAACAATCTGATTCAGAAATTATGGATACAAACAATTTGGACAAGTGGTGGTACGGACTTCCGGAAAACACCAGACAGGCTATAGGAAACGATGAGATATGGGAAAAATTGGATATGCCATCCCGTTCGGCGCTACACCGGTATTCCCTGCTTAGAATTTACGGAACGGCAAAGGACAGGGACGGGGAACGCACGCTGCTCAATGAAATCGCGTGCGGACTGGGCGACCTTGCCCTTGTCCGTAAAAACGGCATCGCGTTGGAGGAAATGTGCAACGGGAGCGGGGAATTTTACGATGAATACCAGGATCAGTTCAATATATTATATGACAATTACGGACACATACTAGAAAATATAAGCTGGCCGGACTGGATCGGACATACAATTCCGACAAACAGGGAACTGGTCCGGTTATTGGAACATCACGGTTACAAGCGTATGGGAATCGATACCGACAGAAGAATCCCGAAAACTTTCTATGTTTTCCGTCGTGGTTTGCACATCAACGCAAGCGAGGACCTGTCTTACCACATCGTACCGCAACAGGACAGTTTCGGACTGGGGCGTTTTGCGGTATGCGCTACCAAAGACGGTGAAAGCTCCCAGCTGGGAACTGACTGTGCCCGGCTCTTTTTGAGGCGCTTCCTTGCTTTCCTGAAGGGTGAAAGAAGCGGGAAAGAGATCATAGATGAAATATGCAACAACCGACAAACTGAGCGATAGTATGAAAGCAAAAGTATTCAAGTACAAGTCTGACGGGAATACCGTCGTGGCTCCTTATATGGAACTGGAGCCGTACGCGGAGAATGTATATCTCTCCCTGTCGAGAAAGAACGAATATGGGAATGAGGACGATGACTGTTTCCATGTGGTCTGCCGGATTGAAAACGTTTATTTTTCCAGCGGGCAGTATTCACGCCGGTTCCTCAACGGAGAAAACCGCAGGGAGGAAGCCGCCGCCTATTGCAGGAACTGGATCGCGGATACGCTTCAGGGAGCGGAAAGAGGAGCCTTCGTCAGGTTGATCTCCGTCCGCGTGTTCGAGGCTCTCGGACTTGACACCGCACCCTTGATGCAAGCCCGTGAGGCATACAAAAGGAGGCAGGAACAGAAACGCAGGGAGCGGGAGGAGAATGAGGCGGAAGAGCGCAGAGCGCGGGAAGAGCAACATCAGCGGCTGCTCGATGAACAGAAACAGAAATTCCTGGACGGGGAATGGATCACGGGAGGAACATTCCTTGAAATCACCGGAAGGGACGGTTTTGACATCCATATCAGAACCAAAGGGACACTCTACAGGCATGTGAGGGGCATAAATAAGGACGGAACCATCAGCTACCGGAAAATCAAAGGCCACCGGACTCCGGACTTTACCGGATGTCATAAGGCCGTGGACGATTATCTTGCATTTATAACAGCAAGAGAGGGCAAATAATAAAACCTGGCGGTAACGGCCTGCTCCATGCGGCTGTTACCGCTGCCATCTTCCGGCCTCACAATTCGCGGTTCAGCGCCATCGCCAGCGGAAACATCAACCGGTTATAGGCTTTAAGCTTTTGTAGGTTCAGCACATATCCGGCATAGGGACTGGTCAGATCGGTATAGAAGAATACGTCGGTAAATCCCGCGTGTTCCTCCACAATTTCACCATCCAACGGAATCTCCTCCACATTGAACCGCTCCAGAGGCAGCTCTTCCAGACGGGCATGCTCCACATTGCCCAATACGTTTAGGTTGCGGTTAAACAGCACGAACCCTTTCTTCCTGTAATCCACACGCATACCATACGGACGCTCCACAAGGAAAGCATCCGCCGCTTTCTTTAGATAGTTTTCCATAATCCTGAAATTAGAAATTGCAAAAATACAGCATTTGTCCGGCAATGGCGAACAAATCAGGAAGATTATCTAAGGAATCCACACAAAATCCCACAACAAAAAACAACCGTATATTTTATTTCTCACCCTGCAAAGGTAGTCCCGCGTCCTGTGTACCCGTACAAGGTCAGGCCCCTTCGGGGTTGGCTGAAAGAAAATCATCCTCGCTTCGCTGCGGTATTTTCTTTCGCCAAACCTTGCGGGTACGGCCACGGGACTGTCAGGCAGGCGAGAAATAAAAATACCGGCTCCCGGAGCCGGACGTGTTTAACAGATAAGAATACAAAAGTCATGAAAATCCTGAATGAAGAACATTTCGAGAATGTAAGACGTTATGCCGAATCCATCGGTGACACCTCGCTTCAAAAATGTCTGGAACGGTTGAAAAGCTGGGAAGAAAACCCTGATTATCCCTGCGAAATCTCACTCTACTATGACCATGCCCCGTACTCGTTCGGCTTCACACAGCGCTATCCCGACGGAAGGACAGGTATCGTGGGCGGCCTGCTCTATCATGGAATACCTGACAGATCGTTTGCCGTGACATTGCAGCCGTTCCACGGATGGCAGATACATACCTGAAAAACATGAGACTCGACAATGACCGAAAAGCAGACTTCAGAACAGAGAATCCGAGGTCTGCTTTTTCATTTCTTGCTGTAAAGATAGCTGTTTCCCGGGCTGATTGCGCAAGGCGGCCCCTTTCAGGGGCTGGGTTGGCTGAAAGAAAATCATCCTCGCTTCGCTGCGGTATTTTCTTTCGCCAAGCCTTGCCGCAATCCCCGGAAAACAGACTGAAAAGACATCAAGAAATAAAAATGCCTACCCATGTAGGCCGATGTTTTACTTAAAAAAGAACAGAAATGGAAACACTGGATTATAACCGGCTGCTGCTTGTCTCCCTGTGGCAATACAACCACCATGGGGATGAAGGGCAGACTCCCGCACTTTTCGAGGAAACGTTCGGAAAGGTCTATGGAAGTCACTATTACGAAAAATGGACCGGCTGCTTCAAGCAGAATCTCTGGGACATGATTGCCTATTTCAGAAGTGAGAAGGAGAACGGACAGAAGTTCTGCGACATGGTTGCCCGTCAGGTCAAATTGTATCAACAAAAACGATCTCAATATGAAGTACGCTAATTTTTATGACCTGGAAAGTCTGACCCGGCTCAACAGGCATGAAGGGTGTGCCTGCTCCATAAAGGAATGTGATGTGGAGAAAGTGAACCGGCTGATTTCAAGGATGCGGGAGGACAGGGAAAGAGTCAGTTTACCGACCGCAGGAGATGTTGTCACTTATATCACCCGTGGCGGTGACTATTATCCGCAGGCACACATTGAAAGGGGCGATGACCGGGAAGTCCATATTTGCCTTCTCCCACAGACACCTTTCTGCCATGAAAATGAAAAGTGTACCGGTTACAATACGGAAGGAGGCCCTTGGGTTATAACCGGTCCGGAATTGCTGCTTCCCGATGGCATACGCAGCAAACAGTTCCGGATGTGGGGGCATACCGGAAGGCACAAGAACGGTGCCGTCCTCTTCCACACATTCGTCAGGGCATGGAAATACACGGAACCCGATCCTCTGTACGGAAAGTACACCACAAAAGAATGGACGAGATACATCATCGAGTGTCAGCCGGATATTGAACCGGCTGATGCCTTTGTCTATCGGAATGAGTCATTCACCTTTACTCGCGGGAAGAACTGGAGCGGCTGGTCGGGATTCTGCACGGAGAACTTTTCAACGGATTCCGTCCCGGTCTGTTCATACTCTGGGCATACCGTATGGAATGGAAGGAACTTCCCGCATGGGAATGGAACATGCTGAAAGCGGACACCCATCTCTCTTTCCTTGACATTTCTCCCGTCAGGATACAGACTGACCATAAAAGACATATAGTAACAATCTATAAAAAATCAGAGTAATATGGCACCATACAACACACCGCAGGCGATACGTCCGCTTGAGAAAACGATCTGTGATTTCGCCTATTCGAACGGCTACGATCCGATATCCGTTTTCAACGATTTCCTGCGTTATGTCATTCACGGGTTCTCTCCCGGCGCACCGCCCCTTATGGATTGGAAATACAAACGGCAGCAGAACAGGCATTTTATGGAGATGCTTACCGGATGGATACGGCTCATGCAGCGGGAATTGCAATCCGGCGGATGGTTTGATGCGTTCGGTGACCTCTTCATGGCAATATCTTCCAAAATCGGTCGGCAGGTGAACGGACAGTTCTTTACCCCGCCGGATATCTGCGACCTGATGGTCTTATGTACCGATTCGGGGGAGACAGCGACAGGAAAACGTATCTGTGACCCGACATGCGGAAGCGGAAGGCTACTGCTGGCATATCATGTACGCCACCTAGGTAATTATCTGGTTGCAGAAGATGTCAACCGTACCTGTTGCCTGATGACCGTTTGCAACATGCTCGTACATGGCTGCATAGGTGAGGTCATCCACCATGACAGCCTCTTCCCCGAAAACTTCATGGACGGCTGGATGGTAAACCATACACTGACCCAGACGGGCATTCCTTCCATTCGCCGGATGAGCGAGGAGGAATATCGGACAAGCAGGAACATGTCCGTTGACCTGCTCAGAAAGCGGAAAGAGAAATTGCGCCAAATGCAGCCGGACAAGAAACAATCGCCATATAAACATGGCAGAATTTATAAACAATAAACCGAATGATGTATGAAACTGAATGTTAGCAATGAATTGAAATCCCGCCTGATGCATGCGGCGGAAAACGGGAGTGTGATAGCCAAAGACATCCTTTTGGAAGTAAAAAAGAACGTACCGGTGGAAGAGATCATACGCGGTACCTACAACTGCTTCTCCACCAAACGCAAACGGACGGAAGCCGGCACGTTCAAGAAAATCCGGATCGTGTTCACGGCATGCAACAAAGATTTGGGCCATCCCAATTTCCCGGACCGGAACAATCCGCAGGCACCCTGGTTTCCGGAGAACCGAACAGATCTGGAACCGTCTACGTTTGCCGAGCTGTTCAAAAACCTAGGACCGTACCAGCCCGATGAGATCAGCTATTTCTGTAGCGCCATTTCACTGGACAGTAAGGTCACGGTCAGGCTGCATGAAAGCATGAACGACTTCATGGAAGCCTATCTGGAAAGCAACTACAGCCCCATCGCCGACAGTGACACATCCAGCCTGCACAGTTCCTGTATGCGGTATGAGGACAAGGCACGCAACGCCGCTGACTTCTATACCAACTTCGCCGGCGCTAAAATCCTTGTGGCAAGGGACGAGAGCAACAACATACTCGGACGGGCTGTCGTATGGAACGAGGTAACCTTGTGGAAATCAATAAACACACCGATTGCCGCCTCCCTGCTGGACCGCATCTATTCCTCACACGCATTCGTCGCCGAACTGATCCGCAAGCAGGCGCAGGAGGCGGGCATCCTGTTGCGACGCAGATACAACGATTATACACATACAACAGATTTCACCGTACTGAATCCCATTGAGGGGCAGGAATGGGCGGTCGGAGACAATATACAGGTTTCATTGACGGTGAAAGTGCCCGCCTGCAGGTGGCACAAGAAAGGGGTGCCTTACCTCGACACGTTCTACAGCCTCCATCTAACGGACGGCAACCTGGAACTGAGAAATACGGAGGGCGACACGAGCATAGCCTCCTGCCGGAGCACGGAAGGGTGCGCAAACAGGAGAAAATATGTATGTCCCAAATGCGGAAAAATACATCCCTTTCCGGATATGGCATTCTGCAAGAATTGTCAGGACATGTTCTATATATTCACCGTATTCGGAAAAGTACTGAAAGGCACGTCGGTGGAATACAAGGGAAAGAAATATCCGTCCTTCCTCTTCAAGAAGGGACGTCCCGTACCGGAGTTCAGACGGTACCTGCAAATCGAAAAGTTGTTCATCTCCTAAAAAGTCAGTATCATGGAAAAATTAATGGCTCTTTACAACATCTCCTCCCCCTCCGGCAAGGAGGGGAAGATAGCCGGGTTCATCGATCGGGGAACTCAGGCGGATGGGGATTCCTTTCCGGCAAGACCGGCACGGAAACATCTACGCGGTCAAAGGCAACCGGGAAAGCTACCCCTGTGTCGTGGCGCACATGGACGAGGTACACCGGCGCAAGACAGGCTCCTATGCGGCCCATCTTGTGGCGGACTCGATGATTGTCGGCTATGATCACAAGCGTAAACGGATGACTGGAATCGGCGCGGATGACAAGAACGGCATCTGGATCTGCCTGAAATGCCTGGAGGATTTCAAGGCGGTGAAATGCGCCTTCTTCGTACAGGAGGAGGTGGGATGCATAGGCAGCGGCCATGCCGATATGTCCTTCTTTTCCGACTGCCGTTTCGTGATTCAGTGTGACCGGAAAGGGAACGGGGATATGGTAACACAAATCAACGGAATGAAGCTCTGCTCCAATGACTTCATTTCAGCTATAGATTTCCGGAGGTACGGTTACAAGCCTGCACAGGGGCTGGCTACGGATGTGGCGGCCTTGAAAAGGAACGGGCTGGAAGTATCCTGCGTCAATCTCTCCTGCGGATATTATGAACCTCATACGGACAACGAGTACACCATCCTGGCGGATCTTTGCAAGTGCTACCGGTTTGTCCGGCACATCATCTGTTGCCATAAGGAAACCAGCACGCATATACCGGAAACGGAAAGAAAACCCTTCCCCGGATATTATGAACTGTTCGGACCGGCCGGATATAGCGAAAAGGATTATATCCGTCTGTCAGAAGAGTACAGATCTGAATTTACTAAAACAAGCAAGACAAGCCATAAGAACAAATTGTGATTTATCAACTTTAAAAACAAAAAATATGGAAGCAACAGTCATGCCGGCCACTGCACCGGTACAGAAACAGCAGGGACTCAACCAGGTAGTCATCAACAAGGTACGGCGAATGATAGAAGGCAGGCAGGGGGATGTCATGGACACCATCAACCGTCTGCTCAGTGAGGGGCGGATCGCACAGGATTTCATCGCTCCCATCGGGGTAAGCCAACGTAGCAAGGAACGCCCCGTTATCTCTTTCAAAGCGGAAGGAAGGGTACAGATGGCAATGCCCGAAGGGAACTTCAACCTGCACGGCAACGCCATAAGCCAGATTTCGGAGAAGATGGGCATTCCCGCCAAATACCTGCGCGAGCTTTCCGCCGGAGATGCCTGGCAGAAACAGTTGTGCGCCACCATCCTGAACGAACATTCGGGATGGACCGAGCGCACACGGGTACTGATACGTGCGGTAGGTATGGAGGTCCGGGGCGTGTTGTCGGACTCCTACCGCCGGCTCAACTCGGTGGACATCCTGACCGCTTTCATCCGTGAGGCGGGAGGACAGGGGGCGGTCGTGTCCGACGCCTATATGAGCGACACGAAAGTATGGTGCGAAACGATCCTGCCCACTCCGATAGAGATACCCACCCGTAAGAACGGGACGGTCATCATCTTCGCAGGAGCACGCTTCTCCACATCCGACTATGGCAACGGCTCGGTGGACATGCGGTCGTTCCTGCTCAACGGGGCGTGCCTGAACGGGATGGTCCGGGAATCCGTCATGCGGCAGGTGCACCTTGGAGGCAGACTGCCGGATTCCCTGTCCCTTTCCCAAAAGACCTATGAACTGGACACGCAGACCACCGTATCGGCAGTTTCCGACCTGACCAAAGGGCTGTACAGCAAAGACACCATCATGCAGAAGGCCATCGAAATTCAAGGCGCATCGGAAATTGACGTGGATTTCGACAAGGAACTGAAGAATCTGGTGCAGAAAGGAGCCTTGTTGAAAAACGAAGGACGCGAGGTGGAAAAACTGCTGATGAACAACAATCCTGACGACGGAGTGACAGGCGGGGCCACGCTCTGGAAACTGACACAGGGAATCACCGCCTTTGCGAGGGAACAGCAGCCGGAACGCTGCCGGGAGCTGCACGAAATATCGGGGCAGTTGATGAACCGGGTAAAGGTAAATTAAGAGTGGCTAAGACTAAAGCCGTGAACGACGATGGCCAGCATCCGTTCACGGCTTTGCATAATTTCAATCTAAGGTATATAGAACAGTTCAAACTCCTCTTTTCTTCTCCTCTCTATGCTTGGAATGACTTTCCCCCGATAACAGCGGAACGATATATATTCCCTGTAAATATCCCGATCGCCACTTTCCAGTTTTTGAATCAGTCTGCTTTTGGGTATCTTCCCGTTTCCAATCAGACGGTAACAGCCCACATTAAAGCCTAACAGACTTAAAAGAAGCGAGTCTTTTCCATATTTACGGAATACCTTCAGGCACCGTTCAAGGTCGCATCTCAAAAGTGAGTCCGCCTGCGCCTCGCTCAGGTTCTCGGTCAGCTTCTCGTGGGGGAGCAGGCGGTGCCCAAAACCGATGTAAGGCATTTTCCCCCGATGCCAGCCTTCCCACCGCTTGATACAGCTACCGCCTTATCCTTGTCAGACGGGGGATTTTCCGCCTTGCCATACAGAACAAGTGACAGAAAAATCATAATAACCGGTATTCTTTTCATGCGGCCTCCGTATTATTATTGTCTTCCTCCGCTTCCTTTCCATTGAAATCATACGTCAACTGTTGCAAGTTTCCCCAGTTGTCCTCAAAATAGAGGTCAATGGCCTGCGCCTCCTTGTCGCTCTGCGAGGTATAGTAGAGCCGGAATTTCCATTCGTTCAACAGGTAACGGTCATTGGGCTTCAGCACCGTTCCGTCCTCCATCTTCAGACTGCCCTTTCCGTCAGACTGGAAATACCTCAGTGTATAGACCGTTCCGGTAAAATTTCCAGACGGCTTGATTTCCAGACGGATTTCCACCGTCTCATCACCGGCTATCTCATCCGCCACCGGCATGGACTCCACCGTGAACGGGTATTCCTGCTGAATGTCCAGTTCATTGTCACAAGCGGCAAGACCAAGGAAGGAAACCGCCATGCAGCAGGCGGCCATCATCATATCAAGGATTCTTCTTTTCATGGGTATCTGTTCTTTTTAAGGTTAGAAAATGTATTTGATTCCGGCTCCATACTGGAAATGGCAGCGGCCGGATGCGCCGCCCCACATGAAACGCCCACGCAGGCGTATCAGCAGGGTTATCCTGTCCGACAGGTATCCCTCCGCTTCCAGTGTCACCGCGCCTCCATAGATGAAGGACTCACACTTGCGCAAGGCGGCTCCGTCATCCAACAGGCGGTTTCCGTTGTTCACGGCCTCGTAGCCCAACAAGGCGGAAGCGCCGAGGTTCAGAAAGAAAGACTTGCCGGATGTGGAAAGGATTGTATGATAATAACCGCCTTCCCCTGTATACTGCGACAGTGGGACATACGTGTTCCGATAAGGGTTATTACGTTGTAGCAT